TCCTTAGGTATCGCATAGCGTTCGGCAGCATAGAGCTTGGCTGCTCCTCCTGCATACTGTCTGACATTACTCGTAGTCAGACCCAGACCATAGATCGTCGCCGTTACGCCGGTGCTGATCGTCAGGATCGCTTGAGTCGTATTAATTGCGCTGACAATGCTGGAGTCACCGGTTGCAGCGACAAAGACGCACTCCTGGCGAGTTGTCTCGTCGTACCCAATGAACTCAGTTGCGTCACCACCGCTCGTGGCAAAGCTATCGCCATCCCATAGTTTTGTCGGCGTGCTGTTGGATGAGAAGGGGGCCAGGTACCAGTGGATACCAGTGTTAGATACCAAGCCGGTCAACAGGTCAATCTGGTATTTCTCGCCTTCGACCGTTCGCTGATTGTGGAACTCTTGATGGTCAATGCACTCGTACCCCCAGCGTCGTATCTTCCCGTCCTCACCACGCAGCGCGTCAAGCGCCGCCTGCAACTCGCCCGGATCGCCACTCTCGCGCGCTCGCATCAGCCGCGGATGGTCCCATATCTCTGCGATAAACCTGCCTTCCATCTTATACTCCGGTAGGAACGTTGATACGCAACGTGCGGATAGCGATCTCAATTCCTTGAACAACTGTTTCACTGCCCATGATGAGCGCCGCACTTGACCCTTCAATGCCGCACGTCAGGTCATAACGGGTTGTCCCGGATGAGTCCTTAACTCGGCCAAATACGGGGGTACCAGAGGCGTCTGCCGCTGCATCGGAAACAAGGTCATTTGCCTCGATGGTGCCGTTTACCGCGCTGCCAAATGCCGGATCAGAAAAAGTCACAGTACCAAACAACGTCTGCGTCGTGATGGCTGTGCTTGGCGTTGCCGGAAGCGGCCCGCTGTATATCAGTATGGTGCCAGCACTTGATCCCGCATCTGGAAGTGACGCCAGCAGGTTAGCAATCGCATTTGCCGTTTCAACCGTCAGTCGAACATTGGAACTCATCTTGTCACCTATAGCGTATGGTCGTAGTAGATGACGTAAGCGTCACCTTCAAGGGGATATAGCGCAGCCTCGTTTGGCGTCAACTGACGAATCGACGGCGTATGCTCACCAGGGTATCCCTCAATCGTTGTGGTATCACCATAGACACCATCTCCATCGAGGTCGAAGGCCAGGATGTTATGGTCGCTGTATTGCGCGCGGAACATCCCAAGCCAGTCTGAATCGGTCGCATCATTATGGAAATAGAAGCACTTGCGCGTTTCCCGCGCGTCAATCAGGTCAACCGCGTTGTCAGCGACCAGGAACATCGAGCCAAATTCCCTTAGCAACTCCCCATTTGTCTCGAAATAGAATCCCTTGGCAGTAGCCCAATCAAGCGGGGTTGGGTCAATTACCAGGGCGCGGACGATTGGGGGTCCAGGATTCCAGTCAACGATTACCTCGCACGACAGTAAATCCTGCTTAGTCCGCGGTACAACGGTATCTGTTTCAGGATTCTCCCACAGCCACACCCAATACAGCGTGCCGTTAGTATCCGCCGCAATAACGATAATCCCAACTCCCAAGGGATGACGAAAGCCATAGGGTCGCAGCAGGAACCCAGACGAATCCGATTCAATCAGCGTGCACAACTCACGGCCATACTCAACGTGACCGTCGATGGTCCAGTGGTTGCCCCAAATCTCGTCTCGCTTTTCCCAGGTTCGTGCCAGGTCAAGATCGCCGGTGATGGCGCCAGTCAGCCGATGGGTCCACTTCCCGTCCCAGCCAGTGACCTTGACTACTGTGACATCGCCAGTTACCCCGCCAAACCCATCGGGGCAGGATGAACCGACCACGGCGTAGTCAGGGATGCTTCCGCCAGTCGCTGACACATGCCATGGCAGGCTATATTCGCACTCAAGCTTTTCCCCCTCAGTAGTGACCCACGTCACTTCATACCGCGGGATGGGGCCGTTGAGTGTAATCCTGGTCTCTATCCATACCTTATCGTCGACCTGAACGCGGCGGATGCCGAACTGCTGACCGGTCACGCTCATCTGCTGCTCAAGCACGGCAATCTCTGCCAACGCCAGGTTGCGCTGTACGCCATTCTTGAGCAACAAGGTTGATCCAATTTCCATTTGAAATTATGTAACTTTCCGAGATTCAGAAAAGCTGTAGCCATTGCTGAGGCTGGCGCTAAACCCGATGTTGGCATTAACCATTCCGCCCCAGCCTTGGAACACCGCCGCCTTCGCCTTAATAGTCTCCTGCTTCATCGCCAACAATTGCTGTAGCGTCAACGTGCCCCACTCGATATAGATTTTGGCTGACTGCTCAGCTTCCGTCATGATCTGAGCGACCTGCTCATGAGTCCACCCAAGCCGCGCTTGCTCCCTTTTCAACTGCGCTTCGTACTGAGCCAGCATACCGGTCAAAGCATCTTCCTCAGCCTTGAGTCGACCTTGCGTAACTGACCACCGGTCGGTGAACTGCTTCATCTCCATCTCAATGATGGTCTTGATGTCCTCGCGCGCCCAGAGTCCCTCTTGCGTCGCCTGCTCATTCGCTACCTGAACGATGGCCTCGCGCTCGGCCTGCACGGTTGCGATAAGCGCCGCGTGGAGTTTCCCAGAACTCATGCCAAGGCCAGCCGCTCCCTGGTAAAACGCCTCGCGTGCGCCCTGTGCCGTTGAGCGGCTGACCTGCGTGCGGGCCTTGGCGAAGATCGCATTAGAAGCGGAATCGGTTAGCAGCCCGGCGCGTGCTGGAAGCGCCACGACAGGTGGCGGCTCCAGCGCCAGATAGTTGCCGCGTACCGGATTCACGCTAGGCGGAACAAAGGTAAATGAAATGCCATCGACCTTGGGCAAATATGGCGGCGCATCCATGTTGTCAGCAATGATGACATTCAATTCTTCAAGCGCCTGGCCGATCTCCAGGTCAGCCGCGTTCGCGTTGTTAAATGCTTTCTGCACCAGGGACCCAATTCCAACCCCTGCCTGCGCTACCCATGCCCTGGCATCACTGATTCCAGCCAGCGGGTTATTGATGGTCCCACCCGTTGATACTAAGCCGCCGCTCATATAAGCCTCTCGGTAGCGATCACCAATTGTTGAAACCCAGCATGGTCACTGAACTGGAACGACGCCAACAGGTTTGTCACGTCGACGTGGTATCTGCCCTTGGTGGGAAACAGCATGGACCCGTCAGGCAATCCCACGGCAAGCCCCCACTGGCACAGGAACAGCGCCACGATGGTTGGCGGTAGAGACAGGCCGGGAAGTAGGCTGCTATGCGCCACCAGCGACCCCCGCGCAAACATCGTGCGTGACCGCAGCGGGGTAACGTGCCATTGCTGCGGGCGTTGTCCTGTGACCCAATAGGCGTCTTTGGCTGTAACGCACCAGAAGCCGGTTGAAAAGCCAGCACCGGCTAGGATATCTCCAGGAAGAGGCGTCTCAAGTCCCATGTCAAACAGGCTGAATGCCGGGCCAAGCGAACCGTAGAGCATGTTCCCAACCCCAAGAACCACGTAGTCGCCGCAGGAAATCAGCACCTGTGCTGGCGATGGCGGAGAAAGCCCGATGGTCCACGCCTGGGTGTCGCCATTGGGAAGTGACGAGACGGTCATCGGAAAATTGGCGCACGGAACATCCGAGTGCCAGAACAGCAGTGGGTCGTCAGGACCCCCGACGTAGACGCGCACAGCGACCGCTGAGGCGTCCGCGGCAGGAACATGGACGCGAATCCCACTGCCCGGCGCCAGCATGATAGGGGCTGCGGCAGACGATCCATGCTCGATCCCGTAGGCGTCGAGGTACGCAGCTGACACCAGATAAAGCCCGGCTTCAAGCCCGCCTTGAACGACTGACAAAGACGGCGGCGGGCATACTTCGCAGCCCCAATTTGCCGCTGTCCCATCTTCAATAATGCGCCCACTCACCTCGCCGTTGGACCACAGTAGTTGATCTGCGTGGTGGACGAACTGCACGATCCGCGTTGCGCTCAAATCGTCAACCAGGACCGTCTTGCTTGCAGTGCTCGGGTCGATCCTTGCGATGGTGCCATCTTGCTGGACGATGAGATATTCGCCGAAAGATTCGGGTGAATGCAGACCAGCAGCCAGCAACACTTGAGAAACACCGTGGCGCGCTGTCAGCGAGCCGTCGGTATCCAAGTCCAGGTCGATGATAGACCGCACGAGTTTTGGCGGTGCATATCCGTCCTTCGTGCGCTGCGGCTGGAACACCGCATGGCTGTCGGCGTGCACGTTATCCATGCCACCGCTCGGAAGGATCGGGATTAAGCGGGGTTCGCTCACGACTCACCCAGAACCGCTTTCGCAGCGTCCCAATTTCCGATTGATTTTAAACAGGGCCATCGGTATCCTCCGAATCTCGTGCAGGATGAGTTTTTTCAATCACCTTTGCCAAATCAACAGCGAGCACCATCAGTTCCGCCGTGGCTTTGACTAATCCTTCTGTACTTTTTGATATCTCCCTTATAGCCTCAGCCGACACTTTAATGTGGGCTGATATTTCCACCATTTCAGAGCCAATAATGTAAAGCGCGAGAGCTAATACTGCGACGATCAAAGCCAGTATAACAAACGTCGCGTCCACTTTGTTTATCGGCCCTGTTGTGCGCTCTCGATGATGGCCTCAGCGATGACGGCAATCCATGCCGGAACCTTGATCCCGCGGCGGCGCGCGGTTGCAATCACGCCAAAAGAGAACATGACAAAGCTAGTAAGTCCCATCGCAATCGTCGCCTCGGCGCTCTGGCCCATGACGAAATAGGCTGCGATATTGTGTGCAGCCCAGGTTGCTGCCATCGCGATACACGTGCAGGGACCGAGACTTGGCTAAGTCCTTAGCCCACGACTCAGAAGTGACAACCTCGGTCGCAATCTCACTGGCTCCTGGCATACTCGCAACAACTCGTTCCACTGCCTGTAATATCATGCTATCCACCCAATGCCGTTTTGGCAGCGGTCCACGCTGCGTGAAGACGCCTGTCAATGTCAGGCCACACCATAGATGAAACAAAGCCGCTGACCATAGCCCCTAATGCCATAACAACAATCCATAACGCTTTAGTCAAAGTCCCCGGGACTTTTACCTTATCGGCTAACGCCATAACATCACGGATGTGCTCACTCCGCGTTTGTTGCTGCCAAGTTAGCATATCAGTATTTACCCGCAGCAACGCCCCAAGTGTCTCATGTATTCGTCCAAATTCTTCCTTAGTAGCTAATCTGTCTTCTTTAGCAGCTAGCCTATCCGCTTTTGCTTCTTCTCCAAGTCGATCAAGTATTTCAAGAATTGACCCGCGATGGAGTTGCTCTTCTGCGACAAGGGCCTCAAGTCTTTCAAGCCTCGTGGCAAATCGAAGCGCGCGCTTATCGCTATTGTCTTTCCATCTCTTTAATTCAGTAAGCTGCCCACCATGACTTATAATAACACGCTCTTGTCCGGCAACACTACCAGTCATTCTATGGAGTTTTGCTTCTATGTTTTGAAGCGACTCCACTATTGTCAACATTTACGTCAACTATAAAAAGTCATACTGGCGGTCCTTCGGCAAGCAGTGCTGCTCTATCCATTACAGAAAGTAATCGACCAGAAAACACTCGCATCGTAAGACCCTGGCGCGCAGCAAGATAGCTCGCCGGAGTGGTTGCGAGGCTTACACCCACACGGGTCCTCGCCGTAGTACTTGTTCCGAGTGCTGTAAACGCTGTTGCGTAATCAATTGACTGCGCTGTACCAACCCACGCGGCTATTGTGTCAGCGTCAGCATCCCAGTTAACGTTTAAGCAACTCCAGGCGTTTAGCGCGAGTGCAACCGTTCCTGTTACCGTTACTGCTGATCCACTCGGGTCGGCCGCTGCTGGCCGCCAAGCAATAACCGGCATCCTAGACGCATCAAGATAAACACCAAATCTGGTGTTTGCTGCGGTTGATGTACTGGTAGCGAAGATGAATCCAACTTGTGACGCGGTAGGATACAGCCATACTGATAGGGCTATTTTGGTCGCACCAGAAAGGGGAACCAATCCTGCAACATTACCGTATTGTGAGCTCCCGTTCCACGCCACATAGTTGTCTGCCCACGTTGGCGACCCAACTAGCGTTATTGTCTTTCCCGCAGGACCTAAATCAGCGACCGTGCTCCCGCTTCCACCAGCAAAAGTCCAGCGTGCTAGTAGCCCTGTTGTCAGGTCTGCCCTATCTGATGGGCGCAAGATCATCGGCGCGCACCGTGGCCCGAGCGCCCGCCGAATCCACGGTGCGGATAGCCTACGCACATCAGTATTCGCCGATTTGCGCGTTAAGCTGAGCAAGCGTAATCGGCCAACGCACATCCTCCGCGATATCATACGCGGTGCCTGCCGTTGCGCGTGCGATAAGGTCTTTGGCAATTTCCTCGCACAATCGCACCAAGCTTGCCGATTCCGTGTTTTCCACGAGGGTCTCCTGTTGATCGGCGGTCAGTTGCCCGCCTGAGAACTCGGTGTGTAGCGCGTCCATCGTCAGTACACGCTGCGCCGGTTCATTGCTGGCCGGGATAAGCGCGTTCACCACTCGTTGCTGATGATCGCGGATCGCAGCAATCTGCTCAGGGAGAGAGCGGGGCTCAACCACCCACGCCGGAGAACACGTGCCTTTAGGCTCCCCTGGACCTGCTGGGGGGGTGTACGGCGTCAGCGTATACGGTGGATCGTCGGCCACTACGCGGAATTGTGGGCTCTCGCTTGGGCGCTCAGACTCAACCCGGAGGTAATAGTCGTAGTAAAAGACGCCACTTGCACTGGTGAGTGCCTCGCCCTCGTCGCGTGGCCATCGCACTGACGCACCCTCAATCACCCCCGTTGACGCAACAACCTGAGCGAATCGAGAAACCGCAGGATCGAAACCCAATGGGCCGGTAGCCATGTTATGACCTCGTGATAAGAACGCGAATTGAAACGGCCCGCACAGTAGTACCGGTTTGCACTACTCGCGGCTGTAGCCACGTGTCAGCAGTCATCGTCAGAACCCCCGATGTACCGCTCAGCGATCCTGATGTCTGGTTATTCCCCCCAGTTGCGATAGTTGCCGAAGTGCTAAGCAGGCTTGTGCGCGCCCCACTTGAGCGGTCTACACGGTAAATGTCTATAACTAAGTCAGTGGTGGATGGCTCGTTATTCGGATCACAGTCAATAATGACGGCAGTGACGGTCCCCGCGAAACCTGTGGCGGCTCCTGACTTATAGCCAACAACCGGCGCGGCATCGTCTGCCGACAGACTCATTTGCCAAAGATACGGATTAGCTACTGCCAAGTCTGTTGCCAGACTAGGTAAAGACGCAAACACCGTCACCGAATCGCCATTACTTATCGTTCCCGTTGAGCCCTCTAGCGTTGCGGTCGCCAGGCTAACCGTATCGGGGCTTGCGTCAGTCCACACCGCTCCGATGTAACGCTTATAGTTAGCGGCGTCCTTGACAACAGTCACCGTGCAGGTGTTCGTCGAATCAAACGCAATTGTGGTATCTGCCGCCGCCGCGGCAAACGTCCGCGCTGGATATGCGCCAAGTGCCGCTGCAGTACCGCTCAGCGCAACCGCCGGTCCAGTCGTACTATAAGTACCTGTCTCAGCCGCAAAGTATGGAAGCGTATCAGCCATATGCTACTCTGTTAGGGCCACTGCTGAACGCCATTGAGGCGGATACTAGAGGCTTGTATTCCGTTCAACCGAAGGTCCGAAGCGTCGATGCCATTTAGCCTAAATGGGACTGTGAAACTTGTACGTACAAATAGTGATCCTGATACAACAATCGCTGCTGCGATATCTACCACACCAGACAGTGCATGGGTTGTACCATATCCCCAAGTACCTGCCGCGGATAATCCAGCATTGAATGAGACTGTTCCGCTTGTGCTATAGATCGACAACGAACCGGAAACAATAACAGATGCATTGATCTGCGCCAATCCAGCAATGTTCTTAGCATTCGTATACTCAACAGCACCGCTTATGGCTGCTGTGGCCACGATCGGGACAGCGCCAAGAACAGATATCGGTAGCTGATACTCAATTAACCCGTTTGCATAAGCGCCAACTGCAACCGAAATCGAACTAGAAGCAGAATACAAAGACAGCGAACCGGCAACCGTTGCCGACGCAACTATCGGAACATCGCCTGAGATTTGTTCAGACCCTATGTACTCAATAGCACCAGACAACGAGACAACGACGGGAACTACGACTCCACCAGACAACGAAATAGGAAGCTGATAGCTAACCGCACCGCTTACAGTAACACTTGTGGAGACTGTTGCTAGCGATCCTGCGACAGTAGCCTCTGTCGCAAGTGGCCAGAATCCTAATCCAAGTGGTGCTCCAAGAAATTGCATTGGCTTAGCTTAGCGAAACACTCAGAGTCAGCGAAGTGATATTCACCGACGTTGCACCAGATGGAATAACAGCGTCCGCCACTTGGAAGTCTCCAGTCCCAACCCCCACTGTTCCGCTCATGATCGCCACCGCAGAACTGTTACGAAGAGCAATCTTTCCGATAGTGCCAGCGGTAATGCTGCTGTCCGCGGTGAACGCATTTGCCGTAGCCACAGCTGGAGAGGCATTAGTTGCTGCGCCAAACGCTGTAGCGCCAAATGTCGGCACAGCGAGCTCAACATCACCAGATGTCGAAAGCAGCACTGTCCCAGAGTTTAACAGCGCCGCGATGCCGTCGGCAGCAGCTTTTCGGGCCAGATTACTGAATGTCCAGGCCATCGGTTTCTTCCTCTTCAGGTGTGGGTGGGATTACTGCCGTGCCCGAGAACTCAACATCCTTAATCGGACCTTGCTCGTTGCTAAAGGTGAGTACTCCAGCAACGCCAACAGATATACCAATTGATTCTGTGATCATAGCGTAAGTCCTGGAAAAATAATGTAAAGGGTTCCAGTGATTTCTGTAGACGGAATCTCACTGACCGCAGCAATATCCGTAAACCCTGTGACCTTAGCCCAAATAGGTGAAGCAGCATTAGGAGGCGTCAATGCCAAAAACTCGGGCAATAAAAGATCAGCGCCCACGGACTCGAGCTCTACAAGCTCAGATGTAACTGTACGAAGATTCTGTTGGCTATACCATTGGACACGAAAACGCCAATACAGTTGCGGAGTAATCTCCTCAGTAGGCGTGAGCGGTAGAGTTACTGCTGCGCCATTGATAGAAGCGGTGTACGCCCCGATAATCCCCTCACCAGTCAGCACATTATAACCTGGCTGTGCAACACCACTAGAGTTAACAAGCTCAAACCATACAATTGCCTCAGCGCTTGACCCACCCGGCAGCATGTAAGGTTCGATTATTATGTTACGCGAGGGCATTTGCGGCTCTTATCTTCGGCAAATACTTATCCATAAAAGCAGCCCACAACGAGGTAAAAGCACGCTGAGCCGCAGAAGCATTTTCTGCAAGTTGCTGATCCTGCACAACATGCTGTCGCGACTCAATCAGCATTACCGCGCGCCACACAACAAGCTCGTGGTATTTTTCTTCCCACGGCGGCTCGTCCTCGGGATACTCCAATCGTGTCTTGCTGTACTGCCAATTGCCATTAAGAATCCATTGCTCATTAGGCGTAGGCCAAACAATCCATCGCGTCGGCTGTGCGCCCCAGATCAAATACAGTGGAATACTTGACGTTGGAACAGTGACTCGTTCTCGCGCCTGCCAGCAATCATACTGTTCTTGGTAAATCGGCCACCGAGTTGTGGAACCGCTTTTCGTAAGGTACAGTGAATCCCATTCAAGTGACTCAATTGCGGGCTTCACATACTCGCTAACACCTGCGGCTAGGTGAAAAATCTCCCCACGCCTGTTAAGAAACTTCCAGTGCTGCGAGAACTCCATGATCCAATCGAATGATTGTTGCGCCGCACGAATTGCCCTGCGTGCAACAGGGTCAGCTACAATATACAACCCATCTGCATCCCTGCCAAGGTCAACAGAAGAAATGGCCAACGGTAATCCGTTAACCTCTTCTGTGACACGCTCAGCAATCTGCAGAAAGTTCACTAGCGTCTCGTATATTGGAGCCGAAGTTCCTGCACCCAGGCACGACCCCGCGGAGAATCATCCAGCACATCAAAGTTGTAGCGGCTTTGCGATTGCTGCGTGAGCTGATTGCGATATTGTTCTGGCACATTGCGATCACCACCAACATGGCGTACCGCACTAGGCCGCGCCTTCATGAGCTGCGCAACGTGATATCGTTTTACTTGCGTAGGATATCCAGGAATCAGCACTACACGATCATCATTGATTGACAAAGAAACTTGCGGTTCACCTGCAGTATCGGGCAGTGGCTGGAGCACAACCGTAACAAATTCTGCAAGAAACGCTTGTTCCGATATCAACGCCTTGTAATCAACACCAGCAGGAATCTCGTCAATGAGTTCGTTAGGATTAAGCTCAATGACTGGACCTGGCGTATCGTCCGCCTCAACGCCTTTACGAATAATGACAGGAGGATTCATCTTATAGTTCCCGGGGCCTTGCGGCCCCATCAGGATCAGCGAGTGATCTCGATGACGATTTCGTCGTTGTCAGTGATTGGAGCACAAGCTGAGACATCGAAGTTCAGCTTACCTTCAGCCCAAGAAACGCCAGCTGAGGCAACCGCAACAACGGTCTTATCACCTGCGGCAACAGCTGTCCAACCTGACTTGACGAATGCTGCGCCGGTAGTGGTAGTAGTGCCGCCAACAGTCTTGCTCTTGACGCCGTTAGCGAGCCACCAGAGACCACTGGTGCCATCCGTCATGTTGAAAACTTCGACCTTGCCTGGTACAAAGCTGATACCGTTGGAGGCATCCAGATAGAAATCCGCAGCGGTGTAGGTACCCGTAATATGATAACGCAACGGCTGACTGCCAGCCGGAATCAGGTTTTCACTGATTCGCGCCACGACCATACCGCTAACAGCGGAAGCAGCAACGTATGCCATGATTTACTCCGTGAGAAAGTTAGCAGCGGAAATGGGGTAGTACGCAACGGATGCGCAATCTGACGCGGCAGTCAAGTCATCAGTTCCGGCAGTCCATTTGGTGTCAGCCTTAGCACCGACCACAATGATGCCAATAATGACGTTGGATGCAGTGGGCGCAACCGCTCGTGCTGCGATCTCTGCCGCCGCTGCAGACGTGTAGTTTTGATCCGCGGCAACCTGCTTGAAGGTGATTGTGCCGGCAGCTACGATCTGAGCCACAAAGCCACCATAGAAGGTACCGGTTGCTCCTGCATTGTTAATGGTACCTGTCAGCCCCAGCGCCGTACCGGCCGCTACTGCGGCCTTAGCATAGGGCATTCCTGAGATGCGGAACGAGAATGCAGTCGTGGCTACGTTTTCAGGAGTAGTCCCCGTGCTGAGAGTCGTAGCACGAATGATTGACGTGCCCTTAAGGGCTGCAAGCTCCAATCGAAATGCTTCAAGCACGGTACCGAGCGCTCTACGAGACGCTGGGTCTCGCATCCCACGAACACCATCTTTGAGAGATGCCATTGTGGTACTCCTTACAGTTCCGTCACGCCGACTTCGATCTCTGCCATCCAGTCCTGGTTGGTGATCTCAGCCGCATGGAACGTGCCTGCCCAGACGTAGCCGCGCTGGCCACCAGGATCAGACTTGGACTTGACCGTGTGTGGAATGTGATTGGCGTCGATGGAGCTCAGGCCACGCAGGGCAAGCTGTCGGAATGCGTTTTGGCCCAGCACGATCATCGGATACACGTCGATGTTGGTACTGTTATCGGCCTTGAGCCCAGTAGCGCCAACAGCCGCGCCACCTCCAGGATAGTAGGTAAGCTCTGCCGCAAGGATGAACCGAAATCCATAGGCCGCACCGATCTCGCCTGGAGCGATGATGTTTGCCGCGCCGTATTCTTCAATGCCCTTGAAGTCTGGCAACTCACGAATGTCGTGCTCCAAATCCGTGTGGCAATAGACCGGATAAGAGGACTGAATCGGGTAAGTTGCGTAGCCAGGACCGCCACTGAGCGCCTTGTTCTGTGGGCGACTGTAGCGACGCTTGAGCCCGCGGCGCACCTTTTCCAATATGGTCTTGGTGATGGTGCCGTTGACCGTGCCAGTCGTGGTACCAGTACCACCAAAGAACGCATTGGTCGCGGCCTTGAGTTTGCCGTAGTTGTACAGCTCGCGCACCAGCGTGATGCGCTTACCCGCGAACTCAACTTCCTGCGCTGGAATGTCGTCCTCGAAGAAGATCGCTGTCTCATTCGTGTATGAATACAGGCAATCGAACTGGTACGGCGTGGCCGTGATAATCGTGGAGGTAACGCTTTCCGCGCCTCGCGTCACACCCTCAGCCGTGCGGTGATAATCGACGATGGCCTGGTCCTTGCCGGGAGCAACCCACTGGTTGTCAACATCGGTGCCGCCATATCCAGACGGAATGATGAATCGCTTCCACTTGAAAACTTTTCCGCTCTGCGTTGGCATCGGATCGGTTTCACCTGCCTTCGACAGGTTCTCCTCGAACATCGCGGCTTCGAGAATCTTCCCCTTGACGATACCGACTCGCGCGGTATCACTTGCGAGCATATGGCCGGCCATTGGTTATCTCCCTCAGCTTGCCTTTTTGAAAACACTCATGAAGCCATCCTCTTCAGTTTGAAGCTTGGCTCCGGTTGGATTGGTGCGTCCCGCGCTGCGCGTCTGGGTTGCACCGGCAAGCCGGGAGGCTGCAGCGCCTGCCGACTTAGAACTGTCCTGAATGGCCTGCTTGTAATAAGCGTTGAACGCTTTCAGAGCCTGGCCGTGCCCATATGGGTCAGCAACATTGCGATCCTCGCGTTGCGAAGTAAGTGCGGCACGAGTAGCAGTGTCCTGTCGCTCGTACCACTTAAGAAAGAGTTTCTGAGTCTCAGTCTTTGGTGCCGACTTATCAGCCAAAGTTGGGTCCCGTAGCTCATCCATCGAGAACTGAAGAGTCTCCTGCACCTGATCAAGCCAACGAGCAGCGTGCTTGTAATCCCACTCGTCAAACATAGGATTAAGCAGGGGTTGGAGTGCTTCAGCAGAAATTGCCTGCTGCTTAACAGACCCAGTAAGGAATGCCTTCAAGTCGTCAGCAAGACCTTCACCAAGCGTTTGATCGTACTTAGAGAAACGATCTACGAGCCGCTTAAGTGCGTCCTCGCTGACCTCTACTACAGCCTGCTTTGCCATTGCGGCTTGCAGGCCTTTCAGAGTCTCGTTGATTGGGGCGAAGCGTTCGCCAAGACGGCTCTCAGTTGCAGATAGAACGCCGCGCAAGTCATCAATGTCTGTTGCCCATGCAGGGGGCTCGACTACTTCAGTCTCTGCCCCACCCAGGTCCGAGCCCTCTTCGAGCTCTTCCTGCACTGGCCACTTATTTTGAAGATTGAAGAGCATTCTTTATTATCTCTTGAGCGAATAGTTGGCCGCGGAGGTACTCAGTCTCGGAGGGGCTTGTGCCGTGCACAGAGAGTTCCCGTACCACAAGCCTAGCACGTTCCGCGAGAAAGTCAAGCAGATTATCACATGATACATAATGTGTACCCCCAATCTGAGCCACCTCTAACAAAATGCTCATTGCAACCCCAATTCTGCCAAATCGTCATCAGACACCATCTCGGCCTCTGGCTGCACAAGCGGGTTCATAGGATCGAGCGCGGCATCGCGAGTCTGAAGCTCCTTCGCGTGCTCATGTGCCTGTGCTTGTTGTGTGGCAGAGCCATCCTGCTTAACGGACTCCTGCGCAACCGCCATGAGACCCTGCGTCTGCACAACCTCTTTTGCGTGCTCGAACTCCGCACCCTTAATTTGCTGTTCCAGCATAAGCTTCATTTCGCCAAGCTGCGCTTGCATCTGGGCGATTTGAGTATCGGTCTGTGCACGAATCTGAGCTACCTGCACTGCAGCTTCGGGCTGCTGTTCCGCGGCACGCAGTTGCTCTTCTTCCTCAGGCGTAATCTGCACATCCTCGTGATTGATGCCAAAGCCTTCAACAAGCCGTCGCATGAGGCGTTTAGGTGACAATCCATAGACAGGCTGTACTGCACGATCCACTAGCTGAAGCATGGCTTGTTGCTGAAGCTCCTTCTCAACGAGAATCGAAGACCCGAGTGCGTGGGCAACCGCGTCCGACTGTGCCCTCTCAGGTCCGTATAATTGTACCCAATTGTAGTAGTCTGTAACAATTGGCGCGCAGTTGTCGTCATCCCAATGCTTGATGAACAGACGAAGATTAGTTGTTGATGAGCCCAAAAGCGCATTAGTGACGCCAACAGAGTCAGTAACCTTTTGGCCCTGCAACATGAGCGGCAAACCGGTAGTCTGCTCTGCCATTTGGAGCCAATAGTTGATCCACGGAAGAATCTGTGCCAAATAGTTGGGGAACTCAAGAAACTTAAGTGCGTCCTCTGGTCGTGACTCTTTGCCTTGCATTGCTGCAAGCGCATCCTCAGTGACTTCGTAAACCTTGTACGGATAATGCTGCCAACCCTCACCTGCTAGCGGCTGAATCCTTCCTTGTCTGAACAAGAGACCAGGGCCGACCGACCAACCTAAGTTGTCCTGTGCGGCACGCACCGCGGCGTTGAGGCCGCGCTGGGGTGTCTCGATCTGCTCCGGAATACTAATTCCTGCAGGACTATCATTTCTGGCTTCCCAAACCAGGAACCGATAGGGAAACTCATACGAGTCAGTTGGCAGAGCATTGACTTTGACCAACTTGTCGTTGATGAACTCGAGTTGCAGGAAATGGTACTCGTCTTCTGCAAGACTTTCTGGGTCTTTGCCAAGACTAGTGGCGATGCGCTCAAGAAATTCCCATTGAGCCCCCTCAAAATCTTCCTCATCAGCACCAAGTTCAGCGCTAAGCTTAGCAATATTGACTTCGCCAGTGCGTCGCCAAATCTCAAAAGACTTGCGTGTGGCACCGCCAAGCTCTGAGACACTCTTTGGCTCTTGTGTCAACAAGTAGTCGATTTCCTCAGCAAAATAACCAGGCGCTGTTCTTAGATTACGAAGCTGTCGCTTAGAAATGTCTGGCACAACCTGCCAAAACCGCCGACCCTTCTGAATATTAGTACCACATGCCTTGTCCCAATAGCAATTCTCTATGGGAATTTGCTCAAGTGCCGGTCGCCGCAACACGCGCATTTCGAGTTCAAAACGTAGTGCGGACTGCTGAAGGGGATCAGCTGCAGCAACAAGCACCTCAACTGCGGAACGTACATCAGGTGTGAGTTTGCGCTCTTCTGGGAACGGCCCGTAGAGGACTCCAGTTCCAACGAGTCCTGCCTCTTTGATCTGCTTCCGCGTCTTGGAAGCAAAGTCCGTCTCAAGCAAATAGTCTTTGATTAGGGCGCGGCACACGGCAATGGCTGCTTTGCGCGCATCTGGAAGTTGCGACAGCTTTGTACGAAGCGCAGCAGGCAATGCTTCGAGCAACTGAGGCTGTGCCTCAAAGTAGGGTCGTAATGTCTCAACATCACTGATGGGGGTTTCGCGCAGGTCCCAATTGTCACGATCGCCAGCAGGCAGCAGCAGGTCGCTGGTCCGCGCTGTTCCTGCATTCGTGTATGGGCGGGTGATGTTGACAGAGACGGTAGAACGTCCGTCGTTGTCGGGCTCACGATAGCCGGTAATGATTGGCCCGTCCAGTGTGCGACCCTTTTCGGGCAATGATGCGCTGACTTTTTCCGCGTCACCGTGCGCGTACTGAGCGCGGGCACGTGACCATGTAAGCTCAATGCCAGACGCTCTACGATGATTGATGTCCTCAGCACGCTCAGCAAGAAGCTCCTGGAGATATGGGGATTCAGTGTTCATAATTATCTTAGTGGGGTAACTGTTAGTGAGACGGACTTAGGCCCCATACAGGTCTAATAAGCCATCACAGTATCTTTAGGCTTCCACGTCGAAGCTTTGCCCATGCTGAAACTTGGCGTCAATGACTTGATTGATTTGCCTCGTGGAGGCATGAACGACAGCACAAAGCTGTCCCACTCGTCAGGACTCGGCGATGACAACTTCTCCGCGAGGCTGTTGCCCGCGGCAAATCGTGCCCTGTACTGCTCTTTGGACTCAATCAGCAGTGCACCGCCCTTATGCGAGTAATGGATTGCAGTTGCCTGCCGCAAGAACATTTGGGACTCAGGAATAATCGGCTCTTGCTCTGCAAGATAGGTCTTGGCCTGATCGTGCAGCCACGCACGCCAATTATAATGAGCACCATCGGCAAGCTTTGCGCCGGTGTGCACAGCCACAAGAATCGAAGCAAATGGCGAATAGCGAAGTTGGTCTGCGCAGGAGATGCCTGGCCCGTCGTTCTCAAGGCAAATTAGCTCAAGTGGCCCAGACTTGAGCAGCTCTCTTGCAACATCCTGTACTACTCTTGCAAGCTGAATCCCATCCATCTTTCCCATCGTGAGCACTGGCAGATTCAGTCGGCCGCGCCTACGCCACAGCTTGATCTTGTCGTTGCCCATTCCCGCGGCGTCGATACTGAGTCGCCATGCCACGTCAAATGGCAACTGCGTCTCTGACGCACGGCGCTTAAAAGCAGCCCTGATCGTGTCTGTGTCAACGAACTGCACCGCGGAGGCCGCGTCGTCGATCATCAGATATTGGGTCTTGAAAACCGCAGGCGATGCCTCGGCCTCTGTCTTGATATACCAGGGCTCTTGCTCAGGCGGCAATTCGGGATTCTGCCGCTTGCGAGGGTCCTCTTCCCACTGGAACACAAAGACCTGTGCTTCGGGCATTCGCTGCTCCAGCAGATAGAAATGGCTGGAGCGCCAACCCGAGGTAGGAATCGTACCACCGTAGATGCAGCATTCTGTGTTGGCGATCAGCGCGCTTTCGACATGCTGCGGATGTGCTAGTTCGCCAAACTCGTCAGGCATCGCAATCGTGGAGCGGCCACCACGGCCAATGTTGTCACCAATCTCGCCAATTAGTGTTGCACCGTTGTTCGGATTAACAACGAGAAAGTTTTTAGAGGCTCGCTCCCACTGCTCTGGCACGAATGGCTTTGGCAAATGCCGGATACCGGAGCGAATCTTCCAGAATAACGAGTCCGGATTGCCGTCACCCGCATCAACTTTCTCTTCCTTTTGAGAACCGTAGGTGATGACGCTGCCAGGGCGGGCAAGCCAAAGCAGGATGCCAATGAAGGCGTTGATCCAAGACATTCCCGCGTCACGATGCTTGCGACAGACGCCGCGCTGCTGGCGCACGAACCGTTGGTAGACCCAATCGACGTACTGAATTTGGCGCTCAGACAGAATGAACGGGCGATACTGGAGTCGCAGGTCTGTCGCTCGAGGATCGTAAGTCACGCCCCAATCGCAAATGAACTCCGCCCAATGACCGTCCAAGTAGTATTGCAAAAGAGGTTCGAACGCGCCAGGCTTGTCCGCGAGCCTCGCTAAGTTTCGGGCGCGTGCCGCGAGGATCTTCTCGTAGGCGAGAAGTGGGTCTTTCCAGTCAAGTGCGTGGGAGAATTGGATGGCGCGGGTGGTCACAGCAGAGCCTGTTCTTTATCTCTGCGGATCAATGCATTACAACTCTCATGCCCATAGATACACTTATCAGGCATTCCAGCTTGAAAGCTTGCTCCACAATCTGGACAAAACCAAGGTACCTCACCCCGAGCTGCACTTAGCATATACTCTTGGGTTTCTTTGTCAAGTTGGGTAGTATCCATTATTGCTCGCCTCCGCGGGCTTCGCCCGCGAGTAGTTCTTCTGGCAGCCCAAACACCCCATCTTCCCCTACAACCAACTCCACAGCATTTGACACATCCTGGAAAGTTGGCTCTGCAATAAGCTGATTATAGGCATCCATCGGACTCAGTTCGCGACCGCGATCTGCTCGCTTCTCCATTCCCGACAATGTAACGAGCACTTCGTGCGGTGCAGGGGCGAATGCCCGCGTAGCAATCTGCTCAGGACTTTCAAGCGCGTCAAACTGTGGCAGCGTCTTGAGCAACTCCAACGCAACTTTGTTGCCCTCAAATGCCGCGCGCTCATAATAGCTTTGCACTGCACTAAGCGTGCGCGAGATGTGTCGCATCCGCACCGGCCCTTTACGCCGCGCATCGTTCACCATCTGCACAATGGAACTGTAGCCCGCGGCACAGGCAACGTCGGTCAGCGTCGGCACAATGTTATGCTCGAAAGCATCGCGGAAGATCGCGTTCAGTCGAATCGAAATGTCTTGATCATCAGCCTCTGTAGCGGGCTCATAGCTAAGCGGCTCCCGCAGCCAAGCTGCTCTTCGTGGCGAGTCCTCACAAACCTTTACAAATACACCAGCATCAGACCGCCATGATGGAAGTCTTCCAGCGCGTGCATCGACGAGGGAGTTGTCAACCGACGACAAATTTGAATACACGGAATCGGGCCAAGCACCCGTTGGTACTTTGACCACTGTGCCGAACAATCGGCCTGCGTCAGCTTCACTTCGATTAGAAGAAGGCATCCCGAGGGGCTCTCAATCAGGAAGTCTGGCTGGCACGGGCCAGGAAACCAAGGCCCTGAGTGCAGCTTCCATCCTATTGATCTTGTCCATGTCTCGAGATATCGACCTACTCGGGCCTGGTAACGGAGTCCAACACGCTGGGCCGCGGTAAGTTGCTGCGGAGCAAAGCATGGCACCGGAATTGTCCATTGGCCGTTCAGGCAAACAGGCGTCATTGTTCATTCAACACTCGATTACGCTTCCTAACCCGATTGATAGTGGTGTCAAGACCTGGCTGCTGAGACTCACGAGGTGCAACTTTCACAGGTTGTTGCTCTAGCCCTGAAAGCCCCGGTAGCTCCAGCACACGCCTAGTTTCTGCACGTGTGCGTTCCAGATTAGCAATCGCCTCTGCTAGAGTTGGCTTACGCTCCGGCATTCTCTACCACCTTGATGTCCTGACGCCGCAGCGTTGCAATCAGCACTGTTGCGTTGCCCGCGGCAACAGCCAGAGCGTTGATCCATTCAGAAGCCGTCTCGGGAGGAATGCCGATCAGGTACAATGAGAAGAACACGAAGGTGAGTGCCCAACCCCAGAAAGTTACTGATTCCCAAATAGGTTTCGCATTCGGACCAGACGAAACGATCTCTTCCCACAGGTTCTTAAGCATTTGAATTCTCCAAACAGTGTTGAAATTTGATCGCATAGCCAGCGATAAGTTCTGCTTTGTCGAGGCCATTGATTACGAGCCGTGCTCTGCGATAGTCGGTACTTGCGCCGATGTAGTCAGCAAGCCGCACACCTGTAAACCACCCCTGCTGCATTCCGCGAACCATCACCTTATAGGCAATTACTGGCTGCATTGCTACGTCGGGATCAGTTGTCAGGTCAAGCCCGAGTTGCGCCCCCGCTAACTTGTAGTTTCGCTCCCAAGTCAGTTGCACAAAGCCGCGGCCATACCAAGGCCAGTAACGCAGGTTGCGCTTGCGCCATGCTTCGCTAAGCCAAAAGGCTTCGCGGACTGGCAAGTAGGTCTCTGCGGTCTCATGCTTGACAGTCGCTAGCATGTATGCTGTGTGCCGCGCATCAATGTGCTCGCTGGTGAGCCAACTAAATAGTTGCTCCAGTGGCCCGACCTGCTCGGGCTCAAGCGTGCCAAAAGCTTGCCTGTATGCGGTGAAGAACTTGCGAGGACTCATGGGTAAAGTCCCAGAAGACCTATCGGGTCAAGTTGCTCATTGGTAGGCTCCTCTGTCCGCTGCGGGACTTCGTCCCGCTTGCCGTGCTGCATCTCCCATGCAGGTGAACCGCGCAGGGTTTCGTCCTGCGCGGCCGCGGCCCAACGGAGCTTGGCTTCAGCGAGGCTCACTTGGGCGCCCCAAAACCAATAGCTCATCCACCTCAGGCAGCTGTTTGTTGCGCTCATGCAGTATCATCAACACTTGCGCCGTGTTCACCGCGGCCTGCGTATACTGCATTGCTTGCGTCGCTGATGGGTTGTCCAACGCAGCACCTAACAGCCACGATAACGTTGTTTCGGCCTTGGTAACGATGTTTGTTTGCTCAGTCATGGGTTCTAGCTCCACGATTGCCGCACCGGGATGGGCGGCCTACCTGGAGCCTAGCATAGTGTCGGGTTGGAGTCAAGCTCCTAGCAGGTCCGGCGCTTTCGACCCTTGGGCACCCGTTGGGTGGCCCTGGGTGGCGTTCCGCGGGGCCGTGGTGGCCACCATGGGTTGCCCTGGTAGGGTCCTAGCCACAAGGCGGCGAGGCGGCTACGGGGCTCCTACGCGCTGGCCCCATAGAGATGGTGTACCTATAAGACTGTCAGCGCGTGGTATTAGGAAGACCATGATGACTGTGTGGTTTTTATTGCGGGGTATATTATAGTCTGCCACCACGGACCGATAGTAGCAGCCCAGCCGCAGTCGAAAGTACCCCCAGGCGAGACTCCCAGACTGCGAGACCCCCCCCCCCCCCCCGTCTGAGCGAGCCTTGGCACGCGGCTTGCACTCGCGCTCGCGCGCACGCGAGGAGCAAGGGCCATGCCAGGTGTTGGCACGAGCATTGCTATTCGCGCGAGGAGCAAGAAGAATGCCAACCTATGGACCATGCCTGGCATGAGGGTTGCTACGCGCGAGGAGCAACAAGTGGGCCAGAGCATTGGCATAGCAATTGCTATTCGCGCGCCCGCGCCCGCTTCTTTAGGTGGGCCGCCTGCGCGCGAATAGCACAAAGCGGGGCCGCGGTCAAATGAAATCTGGCAATGTTAAGGATAGCGAAAGATTCTTCGCGGGGCGCTTGACACCCCATCGGGCATGGCCTATAGTTTCACCATCAGATCACGGAACGAAATGGCGATCTAGGGACGGAAGAATCTAGCACGGAGGCTTGACAACCCAACCAAATAGGCTAAGATGTAACCAACAGAAACAAACCGAGAAAACAAAATGCTCCTGATAGCACTACTGATAGGTGTGATTGCAATCATAACCGAGTGCCTTTGCGACTAACAAAGCGAGGTTTTATGTACATACTCCGAATTGAACACCACATGGAACAATGGGATCGCCCCTTCGGCTATCGTGGGATGCCCATTGATGAGGCAATAAAGGAAGCCGAAAGCATCTTACGGCAATCCCGTATAGCTCGAAACGCTTCTGGTGCCAGGTTGTTTATGGCCATCGGAGAACAAGTAGCTTGTTGGGACTTAGGATTGTCCACTACCTGCGCGTAGGCCCCATCGGCAAGGCCCTTAGGCTTTGCCAATGAGACTTGGAAAGGATCAGAACGAAAGATGCTTGACAACCCGCTAGGATGCGCTAGACTGACAAGCAAGGATTAGATGAACGGACTCACAATGGGCAACCGATCATTAGGCTGCAAAAGTGGAACGCGGGCAATCCTTTGAACCCGCAACGAGACTGATCTTTAACAATTCGGTTGGGCAAAAGGCGCAAGCCTACCAGGACCTACCTTAGCCTGGTGCAATAAGACCCAGGGTGAGCTAGTGGGCGCCTACCCACTAGCAGTGTCATGGAGCGGTAGCTCCCGGATGAAGGAATGACCAATGCGCAGGAACGCGCCAGGCTTGTTATCCGTTGCAACCAAACGGAGAACATGATGAGAACATTTTACGAGCGTGCCAGACGAGAAAACTGGCATGATGCCTGCAAGTGCGTGCAAGCCTCTAAGTTTGGGGAATACCGCGAAAGCGAAATACCCGAACCAACTGGAGAACCCATGAATGAGTATGCGGGTTATTTGATCCAGTGGGATTGGCACAACAGCGTCTTTATAATCTGGAAACCGCTCTAGTCTGCGTCCCTTGCATGGTTGCAAGGGATAACAAGCCTCGAAGGGGTCAAGGTGCGTCAACCACACAAAGGCCCCACCCTTGCAGGCAAGTAGCCAGCACACAAGCAGGACTTAGGTTGCTGCTTGTGGCTGCCCACTTTCGAGTAGCATAACGGAGACGCAGAATGAACGAAATCCAAGTTAAGAGCCCACTTGACCAGGCTACCGAAGATTACTGGCAAGCTGCTCTCGCGGTTAAGGATGCCAAACGTGAGCTACTTCGCACGGCAACTGAGGAGCTCGGCGAGCTTGCCCGAGACATGACACTGGGCGAGATTGCACGAGTGTTGCGTAGGCGTCGCAATCGACTCCAAGGCCGTTAGGCAACCCCGCTAAGGCATTCCACGAGTGCCTTAGCTGGGCCGCACTACCGTGGCTTAAAACGGAGACACAACGATGAACGAAATCACCCTTTCCCTGCCAATCAGTATCCAAGTTGGTGGACCTGCTGGTCACGAGCGCAACATGAGTACCGCGCTTTGGAACGCAGACTTCCTGCTGGAAATGGCCCTGCACGGCATTAAGCAGCGCCGCACTGACAAATTCAGCGTGCAGAAAGCCACCAAAGGGCTCGACGACGCCATCAAAGGGCTGCTGGAGCTTGACGCACGCCTGATTGCAGGTGAGATTCCCGCAGGTGGTGGTGGTGGTGGCCCCAGGCAATCGCCGGAGACGAAAGGCTGGCTGGCCTACTTCAAGAGTGCGAAGCACCAGGAGGGCTCAAAGGCCGTTACGAGCGACACGCTCGAGCGCGCCAAGGACAGCTATGTCAGGACGGGGCTGCTGCGCAGCCTCAAAGACAAGGCGCTTGAGCAAGCAAAGCAGGACATTCGCCCCTTCATGGCGAAGTATCGCCAGGTGATTCTGGATCAGGCTGAAAAGCGCCGGGACAAAGGCCAGCCCGGCTGGTTCATCCAGAAGGAACTGGAGAGCCGCAACGTGACTGAAATTGCCGAGTTCGACCTCGACATTAAGGCGTAGCAGCCAGCTTCAAGTAGGCAAACCACAGAGCCCTGCTAGGGCTCTGGAGCTTGCACATTCGCAAGAGGAGACACAACATGACGATAATCCGTAACACCCACACTCAGAACATCTTTGCAGGTTTTACTCCAAATGGAAAGACACGATGGGTTATGTATGAAGATGGCATGGTAGCCGTTATTTTCATAACCAAAGAACAAGCCAACGAGGTTGCTCGAGACTTGCGAAACCACGGCTTTGTTGTGGAGGTGATATCGTGAACGAAACCCAGCAACTCAACGACACAATCGCCCAAGCAACCTGGCTCGCAGCCGAATCCGGCTACGCAGACATTGAGGAACTTTGGCTCTCTGATCCAGACCTGTTTGTGAGCTTGGCGCAAGAATGGCGCCAGGAGCAATCCCACTAGGCTCTTCCGCAACACCATTTCCAAATGGTGTTGCTGGGTAGCACTACCTGAGCCAAACACCCCACCCAGATAATAACTAATCTGGGTGGGGCGTACACACCCCCCGTTACCAACCAACTTCAGGGGGGGACCCAGCAGTAGTAAAATACACACATATATATATATTTATATCTCTATAGGGGTGCTTTTACGCTACATCCGGGACTCCCCCTCAAATCGGTTGGTAACGGGACCTGTGTACGACCCTAAAGTCAATAAAAACAATAACTTAACCTAAACAGCCATAACACACGTGTAATAATACACCCACCCAGCCGCACAACTAACCCCCCAAAATTCGAGCAACAGCACCCATTAATTTAACTTACTGACAATAATAATCCTGACTGGGTGGGGCACGCCTAATATGGGTTGACAACCCATAATACCTATGTTATACTAGGCCCCACATGACCAATTCCACCTAGGCTTAACCAGTCAGCTTATGTCCAAAAAACTCCCACCAGAACAACGAGCTGTGCCTCGTAGTATTTCCCTTTCTCAAATTGATTGGGAGTACGCGGCGCAACTTAGCCCCGACAACAACGTCTCGCGCGGAATTAGAGTAATGCTTGACGAGCATCGCGCAAGAGCCGGGCGAAGCTGGAACCGAGAGCCCACACCGCAGGTACCAGTGCAACTCGATATTAAGCCTGATGAAGAAGGCTACGAGACAATAATGCGCGGGCTTGCAGAAGATGCGCGGCTTAGTGAAGCGCTTAAAGCGAGACACGAGCGCTTGCGGACGGGACATGCAAAATGACGCCAATTCTGCTCGGTATCCCATTACCTCTCGGCAAGCTTACTGACTATGTAGTATGGGCAGCGCCAGACCCACTGCGCACAGAGCGCAAACGCCGCATACAGTGGGAAACCACTACTAAGCGTACTCACGGGCGAGCCCATCGGCACGCGGCACCACGCAACTTCCCCGAAGGACGAGACACCCTTAACAGTGATGCACCATTAGGCAAGCCAGGCAAGTTCTGGCCCATTAACGGTATTCACACCCAGCAGGAGCTTGCCGCGCTGTTCCAGATGCGCGGCCCCTTCCTGTGTGACCACAATAATGTGATCGCGGGTCGGCTCGTGGGCAACCTAGGTCGCGTCGTCGCACTGGAAGGCTACGAGTACCCTGCACAGGACATTGCCTGGTGCCTGCAAACAGGCGCTTGGCCTCACAGCCCACTAACGCACATCGGTGCGTTGGGCGATAACCGGAGGGAGAACCTCCAGGAGACACAATGAGCATGATTGATCGCCTTATTTCCCCGCAATCCTTGTATATTGGCGCGGAAGAAATTAAAGACCATCGTCGCTCCGGATATCGCACGCGAGCCGGTGTTTACAAAGCGCGACACGCTCGACTTAGCCGCAAAGCCGGACAAGCTCTGATTCGCTCCGAACTGACCAGCTAACCCAGACCAGAGCCCTGCGTGCAGAGAGAACCCCAGGAGACACAATGAGCGTTGCAGACAACCTACCAAGCGTACTCTACATCCCACCAGCCGCAAGCGGCGCCGACAGGTCCCTGTCAGTAGCGCGGGTGCTTAAGCAGGCAATCGAATTGCTTGAGCAATGCGACTATCCAGCAGAGGCAGAAGAATCTGGGGACGTTGACGTGATTATTGGCAACCTTGGAATCTTGCTTAGCAGAGTCCGATAGTCCAGACCAGAGCCCTGCGTGCAGGGCTCGCGCCTGGGCACGAAGTGCTCAACAACCGGAGACGACCATGATCAAATCCCTCGACCACGCCCGTGGACTGCGCGGCACCCCACAAGCCGTCTTGCGCTATCTGACACAGACGAAGCATATTTGGTTTTGGACACCTACTTGCACTGCGCAAGCCATCCAGCGAATGCCCCCAATTAAACATACCCCGTATCCTGGTAACCTGACTAGCTCGGGATTCGAGCGAATTCCAGGAAAACTCGATAATTACCGGGCCCTTACCAACATCTGCCGCAATATCCGGCGCGCAGCCCGCGAGTTTGGCCATGATATGAGCATGTGGACAGACGAGGATATTTTGGCCCTTGAGGACTATGTTGACGATCCGGAACTTGATGAGTTCCTGCTCCAAATGTAACCCAGACCAGAGCCCTGCGTGCAGGGCTCGCGCCTGGGAGCAATCCCGACAACCGGAGACGACAATGCCATACCCAACCTACACAACAACCGACGGCGAGCTAACCGCCGCAGAAATAAAAGACGCCATCCGAGATGGCTGGGGTGCTTACGACGCCTTTGCTGCCGATAGCGTCATTGCACAGCTTCCTATCGGACAGCGGGCTTGTAAGGCCACACGAAACTCCCTTGATTACATGCTTGGCAGAGGAGAACTACGCCATCTTCCAGCTGACGGCGTATACTCCTGGGGCCCGACGGACCTCAACGGCCGTATCCTTAGGGATATCAGATAGGACATTCTACCAGGGCATTACGGTGCCCTGCTGGGACAATCCTGTCCGCGGAGACACAACATGCTAATATTCCATACTGACTATCCAGACACAATAGAGGGCGTGGCAAATCGCATCTATTCTGATCAAACTTTCGACACAGCATTACCTCAAGCCTGGGTTGACGCCCTTTGTGGCCGAGACTTGGACCCTCGTGGCCATTTCATATGGCTCTACCCACAAGGACTGCTCTGTGGCCGTGCAGCACCAATCACAGAGCGCGGAGTCGAAATCGCCTCTATTCTCGCCACTTTCGTAACCATGAGATAATCATGACCAAGCGTGACTATGAGCTAATCGCATCAGCCCCGGCTGACGCCCATGCTCAAATCGGCGCAACAGCCCATTTTCAACCCGGTCAGAACCTGGCCGTATTCTACGGCCACAGGCTTTCATGCGAAGCACTTGTAACAACACTGAAAGCCAATAACTCACGTTTCAATCGCGAGCAATTCCTCGCGGCCTGCACAGGAGCATCCAAATGAACTTTGACTACTTTCGCATCCAAGACTGGATGGAGGGCAATAGCCTGTTTGTAATGTATCTCCCACGAGAAGAAAGGTACTATATTCAAGATAGACTGAATGCAATGCTTGAAGCAGCCGGCTGTCTCGACCACTGCTAGTCCGCAGCGCAGAGCGGGGTGCGCCCCACTCTTCAGTGCGCGACTTGCGCCCCAACGGAGACACAGATGATTACGAAAGAAATCGCCCTTACGCAGCCACGAGAACTCTGGCACACCACGCTTCGCAACGCAGACGGCACCCCACTGCGTTGCCGCAGCAACGGCAAGTGCAAAATCTGGGTCACTCGCCCCAGCAATTGGCAACTTCCAGTTAAGCATGGCCTGCGTCAGTGCTTCTACATCACCCACAACACCGCCGCAGAATGGGAGTTGCCTCATGCCTAGACCAACCTCTCGTGAAGAAGCCCTGGACCAGTGCGCGGCACTCTGGACCGAGCTTGCTGAAAGGGGCACTGACAATAAACACGCGATTGCCTTGGCAATCCTGGGTTATAAACCACAATCTGGCTGTCCCGCTTGTGAGTATGCGCTTGCCTATCGAAACTACACTTGCGCAGACTGCCCCATTATTAGCTGGAGTGCAGCATATATAGACAAATCTGTTCGTACTCCGTGCGAAGATAGTGGCCCATATCGAGCGTGGCTGCAAGCACAGAGCAACGTGGCTCGTCAGGCCGCAGCCCATGCTATGCTGGTCCTCATCGAGGAAAGCCGCGGATGAACATAGCAATCCGTACCCGCTACATTGGGCCAACTAGTTCTCGTGGAGCACATTGTCATGTAGCGCGGCTAACTCCAGGAGGAGAACCTCCAAAGACTCTTTCTCGGGTATGGGAGCCTAATCAACATAGTGAGTATAATCATCGTGTCACGGCTTTGGCATTAGCATTATACTCCAGCAATACACAGCCCCTCACCCTCCACGGCCCAGCACCACTCGGTCCGATGGAGTTCCTCTGGATTGCAACAACCGAGACACACCATGACTGACCCACTCGAGTTTGCCCCCAATGAAGACTGCATCATCGCAGTTCCAGACTGGCTTGACGTTGACTTCGGGCTAGAGCCATTTGAAGAGCGCGAGCTTGAGCAGCTCATCAGGGACGATGATACGGACGCGGGCGGCTGGATCACGAACTGAGGAGACAACAATGAGAGCATTCTTTTCCAAACGAGGCGCAGAGCTTTACGGTACCGCAATCTATGCTCGTGCAGATGGCACAGAGATTGAGGTAACTGCTGTAGTGGACCTTAAGCAGTATCCGGATTCAATACTTAAGTGGCCTGATCTCGAAGATCGTGGAGAGGTTGAGCGCTACTTGCGCAAAGGAACTCCGGGCAGTAGTTTACTCAACAAACTAAATATGTGATAGCTGACACATAAGTATGGGCCGAGCCGCTTGACTACCGACGCGGCCCATGTTACCCTATATCCACGTTACCAACCTAACGCGCATAAGCGCCCGGAGCCAAGCATGATTATCCAAATCGTCCACACTACTGCCCACGACAAATCAGGCGCTCCTTACCTAACTGGCGGCCGCGAGATTCGTCGCAGCGTTCGCCATGTAGGACACTCTGTGCCATTTGCTGGCCACATCTACGCAAAGGTCTGGGACTGGGCTGGTGAGCCTTGGATCGCCAAACAGGTGGCTGGAGGCTACCAGTCCACGTCGATGACCGCCTTGCCCGCGTAGCCAACTCCGCAGACCCATTCCGCGAGTGGGTCTGGTGGGCCACACTACAACTGTATGGGGCATCACAGAGCTGTATAAGGTTCCACGTGAAACATAGACCCTCGGAGACACTCATGACCATCCGCACCCCATCTCACCTCCGTCTCAACTTCCCACCCAACACCACATTGGAGCGCATCGCGGCCGAGCTTCACGCACTTGGCTACATCATCTCCGCGCGGCGCAACCGCGACGGCAGTCATGATGTGATCGAGCGGCCAAGTGCACGAGTGCAAGCCGCAGCAGCGCAGCAGCGCAGCGCAACGCCTGTTCTGGAAATCGAAGGACTTTAACCCTAAATCTTAGTGGGGCCATGGTCGGCACAACAAACCATGGCCCCACCCAAAACCGGAGATCATAACAATGTCAACAATATCACCAATTCCACTTCGAGTAGAATTACTTAATTTCGATCTAGCAACGCTTAATCCATTTAAGCAAGTTGTTAGTGGTGTCATAGTAAATTGGAACGAGAAAAAGTGTAGAGCCTATGTGGGGTATTTAGGCAAAGGGCGTATAGCTCAATACGTCCGTTTTTCGGATGGCCTAACAAGCGCCTTGTACAAACTGGAAGAAGGAGAAATGAAAGAATTGGATATTGCCGCAACAAAGGCATATCTTAGTTTGCATCCACGTAGAAAAAGTTTCAGCGAGTTACTTGCTGAACAGAAAAAATATTCATGAGCATCACAATCCCACCCGAGGACTTCTTAAAAGCTCCCGAGCAAGCTCGCCTTCCCGGTGAGCCACGTCGCTTTAAGGCGCTCTCATTCCGCAACCTCACACCACCCCAACATTGGGACGGCGCACAGATTACCTCCTCTCGCCCCGAGGAGGTCACCCATGGAACAGACCCCCTTCTGCTGCGTATTCGAGAGCTTGAAGCCGAAATCGCAGTGTTACGCACCCAACTGGAGCCCGACGATGATCCGACTTGAAATCCCCGAGCCTACCATCATAAGCGCCCATGAAGTTCGTCGCCTGCATTGGCAGGACGTGGTAGAGCTTACTTCTACCTGCTTCTACCGCGATTTGCGCGTGGAACACTCAACCGGCACCTTTACGCTGCGCGTGTTCGCAAGCACGCGAGAGGTACTCGACGCAGAACAATTCGACTTTGATGGTCCCGGCTGAGCCCAGACCAGAGCAGCCCGCGGGCTGCTCGAGCCTGTGCCCATCAGGGGAGTTAATATGAGGTATGTTACAATGAGAGATAATAATTGCCAGCTAATGTACAATGATCACAAGCCATCGTTCCCTTTCTGCCAAACGGGGGATGCACCTATTAGCTACCTAGACCCGCACTACTCAGACAGGCAATTCCGTGACCCCCGATCAGTTTGGGCTAAGGATAAGTCAAAGCTGGCGCGTGGTGAGTTTGGCTGCGACGCTTACAACGAGCCCGGCATCTACTACGACTATTCAGACCGCCTTGAAGAATGGCACTCCTACGAAAAGATTACCGCCGCCCGCAAAGCCGCCGAGGCAGCAGGTTATCAACCCCGGACGGCCCCCTATCTTGAGGCATTTATACGGGCGTTGCTGGACGCTCCAAATCTGGAGATACTCCACATCGTTGCCGGGGTCAACCACAGCAACGGATATTCATACCTTATCTATGGATATCGCAGTAATACTCTCGTGGTCGGAGACCAGCCATGACCCCAGACCAGACCCTCATCGCCGAGGCCTTACGCCGCGAGCGCAACGAGATTCTCAACGCGCCCAGCGCACTAGCTCCACCAAACAACCTCTGCGCGGCCTACCACGTCGGCCGACACGAATCCTGGCGCCGCATTCGCAACAAGCTCCAACACATGCTGGCGGACGCAGACGAGACGTTCAACGAGACCGCGTTCTTTAAAGCCTCAGGAGGCAAATGATGGGAACATTCACAACGAGTCTTTCTTTAGGTAAACAAGCCTTTGGGGTGTCAGGTGGACTAGACCCGCAAGTTATAACCTTAACTGTGGGCCTAATCCGTGTGACAGAAACTCTCCCAAAAGCTCGCCTGTTCACACATGACGCATGTTATCAAGAAGAGTACATGTGCCTCGAAACTGGCGTCGGTGGCGGAACCCTCTGGCAGTATGGTAAAGACATATTTGCCACTAGAGCCGACGCGGAACAAGGCGTTATTGCTGCACAGCAACGTATGTATATGCAGCGCGCTCTGCGGGACAAGCAACAAGCAGAGTCCGTGGAACTCCTGCGAACAAAAAACCTTAAACTGCTACAACAACTGAAATCCAAATACGAAATAGAAAATCTATACTAGGAGCCTTCATGCCCAACTCAACCCCCCAGCAACTCGCGTGCTATTCTCACGCCACCGACCCCACCTCTGGCAGCCTCGCAATCCGCGCTCGCGCCGGCACAGGCAAAACCTCAACCCTTCGTGCTCTCGCGGCCAAGCTTCCAGGCACCGGCCTTGCGACCAGCTTCTCCCGCAGCACAGTTGCTGACCTTAAGGCAGCAATGCCCTCGAATTGGGAGGCAGTAGGAATGCACGCGCTCGGTCTTCGAGGCATCAAAACTCGTCTGCCCCAGTGCACCATCGACACCAACGGCAACGCGCTCTACTCCTTTATCAAGGAGCAACTCAAGTCCGAGGACGAAGATTGGAAACTTCTCCCCGACATCCGTGCGCTCGTCGAAAAAGCCGCGATCTGCGGATTGGTCCCCAACAACGAGCGCAGCCTTCTGCAAGACATCCCCGAAGTCTGGGAAGAGATTGCCGACCTCTACGACATTGAGACCAATCCGGTCGTGCTTGACCTGGCCCGCCAAGCGCTGATCTACAGCAACGAGCAGGCCCTCCAGGGCAACATCATGTTCATGCACATGCTGACGCTGCCATTGTTCTTTGGCTTCCCGCTCGCGCAGTATCCGAAGATCATCGTTGACGAGGCTCAGGATCTCAACATCCTCCAGCACATGCTTGTTGCAAAGGCGCTCCGACATAATGGACGCATCTTCGCGGCAGGCGATGATCGCCAGGCAATCTACGCCTTTGCGGGTGCGCGGACCAACAGCTTTGATGAGCTGTCTACTCGATTCAGTGCCACCGGGCTGCCCCTCACAGTAAGCTGGCGCTGTGCCCAGGAGGTCATCCGCGAGGCCCAGCAATGGGTGCCCGACATCGAATGGGCTCCCGGAGCCATCGAGGGCAGTGTTGTTCCAGTTCAACACACTGAACTGGAGGACCTCCCCCGCATCATCCTCTGTCGTAACAATGCTCCTCTTACGCGGCTCGCTATGCGCCTCTTTGTGGCAGGCCATTCTGTCGAGTGCGCAGGCCGCGACATAGGTGCCGGCCTCAAGTCCACCATGACTCGGGTCGCAGCTACGAAAGACTCCGAGCATATGCCCATCGCGGAATTTCTTTCACGCCTCCAACGCTGGGCCGCCCGCGAGATCGAACGTCGCCCCGGTCGCAAGCCGCGCGTGCACGATAAGGTAGAGGCACTTACCGCGCTAGCCGAGACCCATACAACTGTTGGCGCTGTCCGCAAACACATCGACAACCTGTTTGTGGACCAAGACGGAGACAAGCGCACTAAGCAGCCTCCAGAATTTGTGCTATCTACAGTGCATAAGGCTAAGGGTCGAGAATGGTCTCGAGTTGGTTTTCTTGACGCGCACCTGCTGCCGAGCAAGTACGCGACAACGCCTGAGCAAATCCAACAGGAGGCGAATGCGAGCTACGTCGCCGTAACACGAGCAAAGCAAGAGCTTGTGTATTTAGACTCTAACATGATTCTGTGAGGTTTTCATGCCTAAGTTAAATGACGTAATCATTGCAGTAGATGGTGTATCTACGCAAGAGCCAATACCAACGGAGGTTAAATCAAACTGTATGTGTAAATATCCTGCAGTAGCCTATCGTAATGGATCAGGCCATGCTGAGCACTGTCCTATCCATATTGCCTATTGTAAGGCACGA